TTCGTATATAACATTATACTATCTCCTATCAAAGAACGCAACTCCTTCTCTGTAGGTAAATCTCTTCTTGGAGTTATTCTTCCATCTTTTCTAGGTCTTCCTTTATGTATTGTAGCAAGAACTGAACGAATTGTAAAGAGGTCATCTTCTGAAAAATAGGACATCTGTTGAAACTTTCTTTCACCACCTGGGGTAGTTCCAACTGGTGGAGATATTAACCCTAAATCAATCCATCTTTCCATTTGCATTCTTGATCTTCTAAATATTTTTAAAGTACTACCTACATTGTAGGCTCTTCTTCTATGCTTTTTAAAATCACTATACAGCATAGTTTGTTCTTTATCTAGATTAAAATTATAAAGTTCACAGATATCGTTTGCTCTATTATAATGTAATAGTCTTACAAGATTCTTGTCTAAAAAGAATATAGCCTTGCTTGGTTTTATCTTTTTTAGATCGTACTGCCTAGTCTCTTCGCTCTTATCTTTTCTGAATTCATTATCCATGCTGCTCTTTTACCATGTCTTTCTGGGTTTTGATACATTTCTCTTTTTCCACAAGCCAAGCAATATAATTCTAAATGGTTATATGATAGAAAGACTCTGTCAACAAACATTCTTCCTTTGTTGCACTTGAGGCACTTGATCATATATTCCTTAATTTAAATGTTATAAGATTATATCACAAATTAGTTAGGTACACCTATAGCAATTAAATTAATGCTTATATTTAAACCACCTGATAGTCCAAACTTTAATACACCTGTTGCTAAAGAGGTTCCTACTGAATCTAAAACTACTGTAGTACTGTTACCAGCATCTACACCACTTACTCCACCACCGTTAACTACTGTTGCTACTACCACTGGGGTTTTACTAAATCCAGCAGTTGAATAATTAAAATCTGGCATATCTATAACTTCGTTAGAGGATGCAGTTTTTGCTGACACTGGCAATGTTGCTGCAAAGAATCTAAGGTTGCCTGTAGTCTCAGTGACCTTGTTGACTTGTGAACTACTTGATGATCTTACCGCAAGAGCATTTGTTAAACTGTTGATTTGACTAGCCATCTCGTAGATGTAATTAACATCTATTGGCTGTCCTTTTTCGGGTAGGGATATTGATGCCATAATTATCTAGTATACCATGTTAGGTGTTGGTCACGGTTGTATTTGATCCAACTGAATTATTCAAGATTGCAGTAGTAGCCGAAGTCGTATATTGGTTTCCAAAAATTCTAAGATTGTTGGTAGTGCTTGTAAATTCCATTCCATGAGCAGCAATATTGGCGGCTGTTCTGTATCCCCTGTTAGATATAATTGAACAATCGTCAGCATCATCATTTAAATATATATGTCTAAATGTATTGTTGGTAGTAAGTGAAACATTCATAGTAGTATTATTAGATATCATTACGTTTCTTGAATTTTTTCTTAAATCTATGCCGTCATTTGCAATATTTTGTAAAACATTGTTAGAAATGTTACCATTGATAATTTTAACACCAAGAATTCCATCTGCAATATAATCACTTTGTCTTGTTATACCTTTGATAACGTTATTAACTATGCTTATATTTTCAGCATTTATTACCCAGATACCGCTTGCTCCTGAAGTTCCTGAGTTATCAATAAGGTTATTACTTATAATAGTATTATATGAAACTTGTGGAGCATACCCAAGAATAGATGTATTAGATACACTTGAAGAATGATTTTTATTTCCATCTAAGCCAATGGCAATTCCACCATAAGAATCTCTAATAATATTCCCATCAATTAATAAATTATCGTATACACAAAATGATCTAATAGCATACTCTGTCATACCTTCAAAAGTATTATTAATAAATTTTACATCTTTATGATATGAACCTGATGAATAAGAGTGACTTCCAATTCCTGAAGGCCAAGAAGTTGTTCCTGCTGTACCAGATGATCCAAAATAACATTTATCAATAATTATGTCTTGACAATGTGTACCATCATAGGCACCAAACCATCCAAACAAACCTTCACCTGCATAGTCTATTTGAATTGCTTCAGAGTATGCTCTATTTCCAGTATCTTTAAATCCAGTAAATCTACAATTTTCTACTTTAATATTTTTACTTGAATTAATTTCAATAGCATGGTATCCACCAACATTTGATATTGTTAAATCTTGAATAACAATATCTGTAGCGTGACCAATACTTATAGCCATTGCTGGTTGTATTGGATATGCTTGGCCTCTAGACTCCCAAATGCCTCCTATAATTCTAATATTACCTTGACCATTATATCCAGAATAACTAGCATTAAAAGCACCATTAGCAAGTAAAGGAGAGGTTGCAAATTGTCTAAATATAACTGTTTTAGGTGTCAAGTATAGTGTTGTTCCAGAAAATATTTGTAAAGTACTTTCTATATTGTATGTTCCTGCTGGAATGTATACTATTCCACTACCCGCATCTCTTGCTGCATTCAATGCATTTTGAATTTTAGTTGCGGAGTTTGCTTCTCCAGCAACTACAGCATAGTCTCTAACTACGTCATAAAAGTTTGTTTGATTTGATCCACCTGATGGACTTGCTACTGAAAGTAAAACTTGTCCTGTTCCGTCATTATAAGATGCTGTAACATTTGTGTGATTAACATGTGCAAACATTGGCCCAACAATGTCTTGAACGTCTTCTGTAGACATACTTACTGATCCTGAAGAAGCAGATCCAGAAAGAATAATCCTATTGTTAGCGTCATCATAAGTTGCTGTTATGTTATTGTGGAATGCGTGATTGAGAAGAGGTGCTGCTGCATCCTGAATCTCTTCTGTTGTGACAGTTACTGAGGCAGATGATGCTGATGCAGATAAAAGTATTCTATTGTTAGCGTCATCATAAGTTGCTGTTATGTTTGTGTGAAAGGCATGATCAAATAGTGGTGCAGTTGAGTCTTGGATCTGTTCTGTAGTAACTGTTGCAGATGGAGAAGATCCTGTAATCAAAACACCATTAACTGTTAAACTACTTCCAACAACAAGATTTCCATTAATATTTGCATTATTAATAACTGAAGCACTATTAAATGTAGATAGTCCAGAAGCATTAATTGTTATAGGTGTTATATTTTGAGTATTAATTATTGCTGTAATAGGTTCATTTATAAAATTAGCACAAGCAGAGTTATAAGTTAATATATCATTATCTTGAGGATTAGTTAAATCTATACCCCCAACATTTTCTATAGTAACGGCTTCTTCAAATAAACTAGTCCACTGACCAGTCTGAGAACTATAAACTTGTGGATAAGTCATTAGAGTGGAACAACTCCTGTATCAAATATTTGAAACCTTACAATTGTGTCTGTTGGTATAGGATGAGATGGTAGTTGACCAATAACTCTTAAAGAAGTTGCAGGTAAAGGTTTATAAATAGTAACCTTGTTACCAGTTACCCTACCAAAATAATTAAAATCTGCATCATAATTCCATTTAATAAAAATATCATAAGCCTGTAATTCGTTATCAATAATGCCGTGACTATTTACAGAAGTAGAAACATTCTGGTTCCAAACTACTTCAAATGGTCCATCAGAAGTTAAGGCTGTAATATTTGATTCTACTTGATCTGGATCAATTTGTCCAACACTTTCTACAGAAAATATTGTAGACCATTGAGATAAACTGTTTTTGTCATCTGTAGTTATTCTAAAACGTAAATTTTGTGTACCGTCTTGAGCGGGTGGAGGAAGTTTATTTATCGGTATAATAAATTTTGGCACTATCCATCAACGCCAATTCCAAATCTATACTCAATATAATTACTAGTATTTTCTTGTTTAAGAATTGGATAACCATCATCAGTTTTTAATAAGTTATAAGCAAACAAAGAATACAAAGGATTCTCTGAAGTTAGATTATCTAAACGCATACCGTCAAAAACTATATAATAATTATCGCTAGGACTATTGCTAACAAGAACTGTTGCATATATTCTAATATAGTTAACGTTTGACCAAGAAAAGTTATCATCTTTAACAAATTGAGACAAACTCTTTTCTACAATAATATATCGTTTAACATTATCAAACTCGTCTGTAAAATCTGTATCAGTAAGTAATATTTTTAAAGTGGCTTTCGGAGCCGCAATAGCAACACCAGATAAATTATTAATAAACTCTATTTTAATCCTTACATCATCTGGATTAGCACTAGTCACACCAGTTTTGCTAACTAAAGATAAAGCAATTTTAAGTTTATCATCTGGAAGGTTTTGACCAAGATCAAAATTAATATTAGAGTTTTCAAGAGAAATTGAATTTGATGTTGGTATAAAAGTTTCTGATAAAAATGAAGCACTACCATTTATCATTAAAGAGGTATTTAAAAATCTAGGACCTTCATTTCTATTCTTTCTATCTTGACCATTAAATATTGTAGAATCTGAGTTAATGAATAAAACATCTTCAATGTCATTATTTATATCATTTGCTGAATCACTATCTATAGCCTCATTTGGATATGGTACTGCAGAAGCACTACCATTTAAAACATACTGCCATTGTTCTGTTGGAGAAAAAGTAACTAACAATTTACTATCATACTTTCCCGCTACCGAATTACTTGCTGCTGGATATATTCCAAGTTCAGTTATTTGATATCTTTGTTCTGATGGCATTTCTGCTTTAAATACAATTTTTTCTACCCCATCTTCTTTGATAAAACCTTTAGAAGTGATGGGAACTCTAAACACCTCAAAATCAAGTGAATCTTTATTAGGAGGTATAAGTATTGTCTCTTCTTGTGAAAGGGCCTTAGATCCCACTCCAGCAGCCAAATAGGTGGCATAGGCAGGAGCCTGCCCAAGTAAATACTTTGCTACAAGTTGTTTTCCGCTATCAGTAATCAATTTCGTACCCCACATATATTGTACCACTCGACTCTATTTCTACTTCTACCAACTCATCTGAATTCATATTAACTAATTCAACTACTAAATTACCAACTGAATCTATATATACATAGTCTGTAATATTTATTTGGCCTGTACCATCAATCTTTGGATTGTTTCTTAAATACTTATCGCTAGGTATTTTATTTTCTAGTTTAATATTAAATATGTCAAAATATGATCTATCAGGTTTTTGCCTAGATATTAACCTAGAAGGATCAAATTCTTTTTGTACATCAGATAGATTAGAGATAATATCATAATTTGCATTAGTACCCTCGATAGTATCATGTCTTTCAAATTTAACTAATTCATTTGCCCCTAAATTTTCAAACAACAAATTAGTAAGAAGTTCTACACCTATACTAGAATCATCTGTAAAATTAACAACATCTCTAGTTGGGGTTTTAACTACAACATCTGGAGGGGTGTATGTGTAAGGAGTATTATTGCTTGCTGTAGAAACTGTGGCTGAGAACGTGACTGCGTTAATTTTTCCAATAGTTCCACTTTTTCCGTCTACGCCATAAAGTGTTGTATTAAATCTTTTATCAAAAGCAACTAGTTCATCTTTTGTTAATCCTCCTCCTTTTTTTGCTGCATCTTTAATTTTTTGAAGTTCTATTCCTTGTTGTGATTCAGGTAATAACTTAACCTGTTGTTTTAAATATTCTACTCTTTCTTGAGTTTTTGCTTTACTTGGAGGTTTTGTACTTGATGCCATTAGACTTCTACCACCCTAATTGTTGTATTTGGACCATTCTGATCTCTTCTATAAGATACTGAAGAAACAACAAACTGTGTTTCTGGATCAACAAACTTATAACCATCTGGAAGGGTATAATCTATTGTAACAAGATCTCCAAGTTGAAGATGAGAAGTACCAAAAGTTTCTAACCCAATCTTCTTTCTCTGTCTTAAAGTCTTATTAACAATCCAAAACATCAAGCCATTAGCAGTATCATCATTTTGAATGTATGGAGAATCAAGAGAGAACTCTCTTTTACCATACTTAGATCTACTCAACTGAATATTTTGATAAGTTTTTTGTGCTACCTGAGGAGAGTACAAAGTATTATTGACATAAATAGGATCAGACTGATCTGAACGCTTTCTAAAGAAATCATCTACAGTCAAAACATTAGAAGTATTCTGAGTAAAAGTTACACCAAATATTCTCAAATAATTACCTGTTGTTTCATCTAAGGCCATAAGTTTATCAGTATTATTAAAAATTAAAAACTCTGCCCCATAACTACCTGCCCTAAAACCAGATATAGTAAAAGATTTTTCTCTACTTAAAGAGGGGGCTATTGCGGCAACTAAAGCAGGGTAGGCTTGATCGTATCTAATATTAAAATATGCACATTCTCTAAAGATAGTACCAAACTCTTCAAAGTATATCTTATATTTAGGTGCTGCACCAGAACTAATTCCAGACAAAAGTGTTGATTGAATCAATCCTGAAATAGAATACTTTCTTAATGATTCAGAACTAGTTAACTCATCGTCACCAAATACTTGAGATATACTTGTTGTTGCTAATCTACCAGATTCGTTTCTAACATTTTTAACAAGTGTTGCCCCAACATCCTGCTGTTGAATATTTTTTAAAGCATAAATGTTTTCAAACATACACTTAGATGATCCTCTAGTAAATAGAGCCATGCCATTATACCAAGGTAGTGGACTTACGTCATCTACGGTTGCAACAATAGCATTATTAATGTATAAATAAAATCTTCTAACACTTCCAATATCTTCATACTCTACAGCCAAATCATATACTGTTGGATTACTTTGAGCAGTTAATCTATCTTGTCCTACTAAGGTTCCTTCATCAACTAATATTTTTCCTATTCCGCCCCAAAGTTTTTTAGGTACTGCTACTGTAGTACCATCAACTGTTCCTGGAACTACTTTATAAAAAACTATATTATGTATAACTGTAGTTTCTCCAGTTGTTTCGTTTTGTGTAGTAAACTGTTGCAAGTTATCTGTAGTTAAAGACATAATTTCAAAAAAGTATCCGTAGTTTTTATCTGGGTTAATCATAATACCAAGACCACCAGATCCACCAGACAAAGTTGATTGTTGATCGGTTGTAGAAGTAACAGTAAAATACTCAGTAGAGTTTAGTGGAGTTTGAGAACCAGTTGAGGCTCCCTTCTTTCCAATAATTCTTATTCTAGTTCCAAAGTGCGTATAGTCGTTATCTATTTCCTTATACACATAAGAAACCAAATCTCTTGGCTTTATGCCCTGTGGAATTGGGGTTGGTCCAGAAAAAACTAAAGCAGAAGATTGAACGACTGCAGAATCTGTTGACTTAGGAGTTTTTAATGCATCATCTGTTGGGATATTTTGTCTATTAAAATTAGCAATAATTCCAGTTCTAGTTGATTGTTGTGCACTAGTATTGCTTACACCAACAGCATCTCCAAGTGCAGGAAAAGTTGGAAAAGATATTTTATCTACTGGCTTTGTATTAAATAGATATTCAGATTTCATAACACACCCACGAACATTATTATTATCACTCCAGTATGTTGATAATCCAGAATAGTGTTCAGTTATCTGTGTACCAAATTGTCCACGACCATGTGCCTTAACTTCTCCATTTTGAAACACAACCTGCTCATTAACTTCCCCAGAATTTAAAACTTGATAATGTGGTTCAGAATATATTCTAATATTACCAGTAGGATACATCTTTCCATTAAAAGGTAAACTACCAAAATATTTTTGATATTCTTGATTACTTGTTATCCATTGTTTTTGAGATCCAGATATAGCATACTCTACAGCATCATATCTAATAATTTCTCCATTTGCATATAGATACCCTTGAAATCTTGGAAGCCAGTAAACATTTTCGCCTAAATCAATAACATTATTTACAACAATTCTATTAACAACATTAGGAGGAGTAGAAGAAAGATTGGCATTAATAGGAACAGCACCCAAGGTGTAGCCTTGAGCGTTCTTTGCTTTTTCGTTTATAGTCTTTTGCTGTTGATCAGATGCAACTTCCCAAAGTAAAACTGGTTTATAAATATAAGTTCTATCCTCATCAAAATATTGTCCTTGTTTAAAACTAGAAGGAGATCTTTGAATATATCTTGTTGTATAGTTTATATTGCCAGAGTTAATAATAGTTACTTCTGCACTATCAATGTTGCTTAGATTTACTATACCCTTTTCAGATGTCTCACCAAGTATCTCAAGGTTAGTTGATCTTACGCCAGATTCGGGCAACAGGTATTCTTTTGACATCAAAACAAAATTATTATACTCATCAAAGAACATTGCTGTTTGGGTTGATACGGCAAGTCTTTGCAATACCTCAGCCACACTAACATCAGGCTCAACAAAGAAATAAGGAATAACTGGATCTGTAGCATTAGTAATAGTACTAAACACATAATTACTAAAACCTATATTATCTAACAAGATCGCTATTGCTGAAGTCAAAGTTGTATTTTGCAAGAATAAGTTTGGAGCCTTTGTTGTTTCTAATCTAAAGAAAAAGTCTCTAAGAGTAATAGGAACATCGCTTATTCCCCCTGCAACTTTTGGAAAGTCTTCTGCATAAAAAGTTTTTAATGGAACAAACTTATCATATCCATTTACATCTAAAATTGTTTCATAGAAATCAAACTTAACATTTGGTTTTAAATATGAAGAGACTATGCTATTTTCATTTTGCTCACTAAAGGCTGAGTCATGGTTCATTAGGTTTAGGTTACCGTTAGATGCTAGCAAGCCACCGACTGGTAGGCCTGTAGAATCATTACTCATAATCTTATTTATTTCAAAGTCTGAAACATAATTAGATATATCTGCTTTTAATCTAGGAGATAGTTCAATTAAATCAAAGGTAGTTTCAGGACCATTTAATGTTTCTACTATTAGTCTTAATCCTTTTAAGTAAACTATATCTCTATATACCCTTCGACCATCTAGGTCAACATACTTAGGATTAGTTAATTCTCTTACAAGGCCAGTTCTTTTAACATCGTTATCTTCTAATAATGAAAAGCCATAGTCTGGAGTGCTGACATCCCAATCGGATAAACCAGTATTCCAAGTATAAAGAGACCCTAAGTTACTTTCGTTTCCTCCAACCAAGTATGATTCACCATTCATAAATCCTAAAGGAAGTTGAGTACTTGCACTTAAATAATCTACCAAATTAAATTGTTCTTTATATTCTTCTGGGATTCTTATTCCATAATATAATTCAACATACCCATCCCATGACACTATATTTGATCCATCTATTCTTGTAGAGTTCTCATCAAATGCTGCTGCCTCTACCCAATTATCTTGTGAATCTAAATATTGAATAGCCCATCTTTTAGGAATGCTTGACTTGTCTCTATTAGCAAGTGGATCAGTAATTGTTTCACCATCTGGAGTTCTTATTTCTCCTCTGGATGTTTCAGCAAGATTTGTTTGCATCTTTACAACAACTCTATTTGCTGGAACTGGGTTATTATAAACAACAAACGGAACAGCATCTTCAATAGGATGACCAACATTGTTAGATTGAATTGTAGAAGATAAACCTAATTCAGTATTTTCTTCTTTTCTATATGAACTCCAATATTTAAATTCATCATCTCTTGAAGCCATATAATATCTTGGTCTACGAGCAGATCTAATATTATCAATATACTTATTGTTAAACCACATTAACTTATTTATACCCGAACGTGGACGAAACGGTTGAAAACATTCTTTAAGACTAAATAATAATTCTCTATTCTTTTCTGGCTCTATAAATTTAATTAGGGCATCGTCCTTATCAGTCAAAAACTCTGAGGCTTTTGTTGAGTCTAACCCACCAGTATAGTAGTTGCCAACATCATTAGGGTCAAATGAATTTGGTACTGTTCTAAATTGAACTGATGCACTAGTCGGACGATACCTATAGTTACCATAATTAGCAACATTTTCTAAATCATTTAAGTTCCATTCAGCAACTACAAATGATTCAATACTAAGGGTATTATTAGTTTTAATATAATCTTGAAGGTCTTCGTCTTGAAACATTAGACCTCCTCAAGTGAAACATCCACATTAAAGAAATCGTGGGTATTGGTTGATCCTCTTTTTACAACGGTATAGTCAAAGGAAGAAAAATACACTTCTAATATTTCATTATACTTATCCATATTTGCATATGCAGAACTAGTAAATTTATCATATCTATCATATGCTAAGAACATATAAAATGAACCAGGATTATCTTCATACCATTTAATTAAATCTACCCCGCCAGCACCACCGTCAGCAGTATACTCTTCTGACAAAGAAGTTTGCTTACCTGTTGTATCACTAAATATAGGATCGTTACTAAACGCTCTTGAAGGAAGCATATCCCAAGACCAAGACGCTGTTACCTTATCTGCAACATGATATGAACGCATATTGCCATTAACCATTCTTTTTCTATTTTCAATTCTTTGTTTATTAAAACCAATTTCTCCTCTACCATGATCTGATAGAACAATAAAATCTTCACCTTCAACACCGTCTGGAACTAAAATTCCATTACTTAATACGCCAGAGTTATTTGACCAAATTACACCTTGAGGTCTACCAAATCTTTTTCTTCCTAATAAATATCCGCTAGTGGCCATTAGTATCTACTACCTCTTATTCCTCTGTCGTTCATACCCTTAATCTTTCTAATTACAACATTTGCAACTTCATCTGCTGAAGAGTTTGTTCCTGCAACATTTACATTAACACTATAACTATTATTATACAGTGTTGTGCTTCCTTCCATAACTGTATTTGTAATTGGTGCCATGATTGTGTTTGCACCTATGCCACCTTTCATTCCTGGGAAAACGTCCCCATTCATCGCTTGTAGTAATCCTAAGTTTTCTTTTGCAACAGATTTACGAACAACAAATTCTCCTGGTGTTAATAATGCTGGAACCCTATCTGTATTTCCTAATCCTGGAACAAGGTTTCCAATTGCCATCCTTACTGGTGCTGGTTCAGTAGATCCTTTATAATTTACATTTCCACCCATTGCCATTCTTTTTACGTTTCCACCAAAAGCATAAGGTCTTCTTGCTGATCTTATTGATGCTAAAGCACTATCTACTGCATTTTGTATTTGAACTTTTCCAATTCTAATTGCATCTGCTGACTGAGATAAACTTGTAAGAATATCTCTACCTGTAGAAACCATACCGCCTAAACCACTCTTCTTTGAATCTCCAGCCCATGCTGCACTCAAGTTTGTTAAGAACCCTAATGAGTTCTTTCCTTCTACACTTGCTTCTCCAAAGAATCTTGATAGATCTCCAACTTTTTTCTTTGCTTGTTCTGCTTGTATTGCAAATTCATTTGCTGTTAAGTTAGCAATTTGTTGTGACTTTAAGATAGAATCAGATAGTGCCTGAACATTTATACCTAATGATTGACTCATTCCAGCAATAGACTCAGGACTATTTGGATCTAAGCCTATTGACTGACCAAGATATCCAAGTTGTGCACCCATTGCTTGACGTGCTGATTGATTTACAGTTGTTTGCATTTGAGTAGCAATTTGACTCATCTGTGTTAATACTTGAAGTTTGCGTTGCTTTTCTTTCTCAGCAGTAATAGTCTTTTCAATATTAGCAATCTTTTCTTGTTCTGCTCTAACTAATAAAGTAGTTTGATATATTGATTCCTCAAGAGACTTAATATTAGTTTCAATTTGTTCACGAGTATATAGTTGACCATTTATTTCTACCGTCAAAGCGGCAAGTTCTGCTTGCTGTTGTTGCTCAAGTGCTGCCCTAGTATCTTCTAATTGTGCTTGAGCCTCTGCGTTAGTAATCTCTGCTGCTGCACTTGCGGCTGCACCAAAATCACCAGAAGCAATTGCTGAAGCCAAATCAATTTGTCGTTGTTGTCTTTGTGCTGCTCTATCATTTGCTTGAGTTACTTTATCAATAGCAGAAATTCTTTCATCATAAACTTTATTAATATTATCTTCTTTATCAGATAGTTGTTGTAATCCTCTACTATACAGATCCATTTGTTTTTGTTGAGAATTAGAAAGTTCATTATATTTATCAATTTGATCTTGAATTGGTTTAATTCTTGTTTGCTCAAGCATATCAATATATGCACCTATAGCATCTGTTGTTGAATCCATAGTTTCTTCTAGCATTTCTTGATCAGTTTTTAATAATTCTAATTGAATTGCACTATCTCTTAATGTAGCATTTAAAGAAGCGATAGCGGCCTTTTGTTGTTTTGCAGTACCACTTAAAATTTTATCTGCTGCTGCTTTATCTAATGTAGAAAGAATTGCTGGATCTAAACCTTTCATTCTTAATTCCATTAATTGTGCTGTTAGTATTTTTTGACTTCCCCCTCCACCGCCATTTGGATCTTCTTGGTCTAGTTCTGGTAAATCAAAATTAGGATTTGTTTTAACAAATTTTTCAGCATCAGCAAAGGCTTTATTAATTAATGATTGAGTAGCCATCTCTTCTGTAATATATGCTCCATAACTTCCAGCATTTTTTTTCATTAACGCTAACTGAGTTTGAACTGCTTCTGGGGTAATGCCAACTTCAAGAGTTCTAAATACTGTAGTAAATACTCTTTGACTATTTTCATCTAAACTTAAGAAATAGTCAACATTGTTTGCTATTGATAAAAAGTCTGAATCACTTGAAGCAAAGTCTAAAATAAATTGTTTTTTAGCGTCTGCATCTTTAATTTTTGAAAGTTTTGTAATAAAAGGCTCAATCTTTTCTAAATCTTTTCCAGCAGTAGCCATATCGGCTGTATTAAGATTAGGAAGTATTTCATTAGCATTAAACACTTCTGAAGGAAGTGTAGACATAGTATCTAAGAATTTAGATGCTGCATCAAATCTATCGTTAGGAAGTTTTCCTAAAGTATCAATTAAATCAAGTTTAAAGTTTGAAAGTTTTGGATCTGTTAAAACACCTAAAGATGTTACAGTTCTATTTAAAGATTCCATACCTCTTCCATTTTGAGCATACAAAGTTATTGTTTTTTCTAGTCCCGCTTCGTTCTCTCCAAAAAGACTAATTAAATCTAAAGCACCCTCTACCCCCATAACATCTGAAGCAACTAATGTATTAATAGTTAACTCAAGTTCTTGATTTTCAAATTCTCCAGTCAAACCAGTTAATGCAGCAGCGGAAATTGCTCCAGCAGTTCCTTTAAACTTTTCTTTAACAGTAGTTGCTGATTCAGCAGCCATTGTTCTTTGTATAATAGGATCTAATTCTTTATAAGAAGAAACTATATCTTTTACCGCTTGTCCTTGTTGATCTACTAAAGTTTTTCTTCCACTAGAATATTCTGATTCAATCTGTGCTCTTCTTTTTGTAATATTTGATAAAGTTTGATCAATTTTTTCTTGACTTTTTGCATCTGTTAATATTTGTTTTCTAGCCAAAGCCTCTTTTTCAAGGTTATCTAATGATTGTTTTTCTGACAAAAATTGTGCATCATATGAATCTAGTAATTGTTTTGATTGAGAAAGGAAAGCAGTTCCTAAACCAACAGAAACTGCTGCAAATTTTTTAGTTGCGGCTGCTGCTTTTAATTGATTTTGACCATATGTATACCAGCCTGCTGCAGCACCTGCTATAGTTCCAACAACTGTGCCAAATGGTCCTGCTATTAAAGTTCCTATTCCAGCACTAAGTGCTGCTGTAGCCGCAATAGTTCCAATAACATTTGCTTCAGTTCCACCAGTTCTTGAACCAGCACCTCTTCTTGCTATACCTTGATAAGAAGCCTCTTCTTGTTGTTTTAATTGATCCAATATAGACTTTCCTCTTTGTGCGGTATCTTCTAATAATCTAACTCTAACTTCAACAGGATTATTATACAAATCTTGTCCATTAATACCAATAATTTTATCTAGTTGTGCATTAATCTTTAATGTAATACCCCTATCATTAATAGATCTACCAATTGCCTCTACAATGCTTTGTGCATCTGCAGCATCAATTAAACCTTGCATAATATAAGAACTTAATTTGCTTGCTATTGCTGGTCCTGCTTCTGCTCCTAATTTATTAACTTCTTCAATCATCTTCTTACCCATATCTGAATCAATAAAAGTAGCACCAAACTCACTTGTTAATGGATTTAAAGGAGCAGTTCTTTGTGACCTTACTCTATCCATAATTGCTGTTCCAGAAACTCTACCAGTTAACTTTTCCATTTCTGTAATATCTTGTGTAGTTGCTGTTAATGCATCTACCATCTTTCTTCCTTCTTTTGCAGCATCATTTAATTTTTTATTTAGGTAAATAAATGATCCAACTACTGCACCAATTCCCAATGTTAAAGCACCTGCTTTATTCATAAGCATAGGTAGTGCCATTGCCAAACTTCCAATTGTTCCCGCAGCCATTGCAATATTGTTTGCAGACTCTTGAGTTTTTTGATCTTTACTTGTCATACCTACTGCATAAGCAGCACCACTTATACCAAAACCAAGCATACCTGCTTTATTAGCAATACCAGAAACTTTGTTTAATCTTTCAGTTTGTTTATTTTGTTTATTTCCATCATCTACAATTTCTGTATTTTTGTCAACTACTTTTGCATTTCTTTCTAATCTTTTATCAACTCTATCTAATGCTTTTTCAAGAACCTTTAATCCTGTATTTCCTATTGTTTTTGAAGCAGAACTTAAAGATTGTTTTACAGATGCACCACGAGTATTTTTTTCTGATATTCCTACCATCCTATTTGCAGATTTTGCTGCTTCTTCGTCTGTAGCACCCCAAAGTTTTGCATCAGCGTATGATTTTACCCATTGCTGTTCTTGTTCTTGAGTTCCAAATTGTCTTTGAGCAACTCCACCCCTATTCATGGCCTGTAATTGTGGACCAAACTTTTGTGCAGATTTTGAATTAACAACAAACTCTCCAGGAGTTAACATTGCTGGTGTAACACCTTGTTCTCCATATGAAGGAGTTCCAGTTTGACGTTGTGCTGCTTGTGCAGCAGTTCCTGCAGCAACCGTGCCAATAGCAGCAAGTGCTCCAAATTTTAATGATGGTCTTTGAGATGCTGTTTTTACCCTCGATCCAACACTTGGTGAAGTAGTTGTCACTCCTGCAGTTTGTTTTGTTACTGGCATTCCTAATACTTTAATTAAATTACCATTAGAATCATATTCTGGATTAAAATGTTTAGGGATAGTTAGTCCCCATTTTCCTTGTGCTCTCACTAAGTTAGGATCGTCTAAATAGTTTAATAAGTTTACAGCATTATATGGTGATTTTTCTCCTCTCATTCCTCCTTTAGTATTTGGATTTACACGCCAGCCTTTTGCACCATATTCTTTTTGATTTTTTTTGTCTTTTTTTATTTTCATATTTCTATCTGCAAATTCTCCACTTTCCCACATTTTATCTGCTTCTGAATATAATTTTGTAGTTGCTTCATTTGAATTTTTTGAACCTTTTACTGATTTATAAAAAATATTATTCATTTTTTTAAACAATGCTTTACCTTCTGGGGTATCTGGTGGTACTCCTTCTGATAATAATGCTGCATAACCATGCCTTCTTGCCATTTCTGCTTGCCAAGATCCGTTAGTAGGAAATTGTTTTAATTCTGCTTCTAATGCTTTTAATGCAATTCTTTGATTTGGATTTAAATCTTTTTCATTTTTTAATGAATCAACTATTTTTTTTGCTTCATTTCTATATAATGGATATCCTTCTACATCTCCACCACCCATAATTTCTCTTATAACTGGTGCGGTTTTAACATTTGTAGCAGAAGTTAATTGATTAAAAGAATGATTTCCTAAAATAGTATATCCAGAATATCTATAATGATCTCCTTGTTTTGCTGTTCCTTGTCTCATATGTAATCCAGATGTTTGTAAATGTCCGACTAACGACACGGAATCAGTTTGTCTAGGTTGGGTTCCACCATTTCTACCAACAACATTTCCAAATGAAGGAGTACCAGAAGATCTATAAGTTTGACCACCTTTGTTCATTGCTTCAAGGCTTTGTGAATTAGCCTGTGCTGCTTTTTTAGTTACAACAAATTCTCCAGGCATCAATGTTGCAGGAACAGTATCTTTATTTCCTGAACCTGGAACCCAACCACCTTTAGCCATAGGTTTTCCAAATTTAGGAGTTCTTAATTTACCAACAGCATTAGGTGTAAAAAATTGTGGGTTAGTCTGTGCAAACGAAGATGCTGCTGCATTTGCTTGTCTATAAGCAGTAGTTAATTTTGCTAAAGCACCTGCTTCTAATGCAAATTGATCAGTTAAAATTTCATGAGCATTGTGTAAATTATTTGCTACAGATAATGCTTCTAGTTGTTCAGAACTTAAATACTGTGTTGATAAACCTAATTCACCACCACCCAAAGTTAAAGATTGATAACCTTTGCGAAGTAAATTAATAAACTTAATAATATTTGCAACACCGTTAGCAATCAAACCAATAGACATAAGAAGAACTGGACCAATACCACCAATGGCTGCAATAACTAAAGTTATTCCCTTTTTAGTAGTGTCTGAAAAATTATTAAACTTTTCTAATCCTTTTGTTAAAAATTCAATAATAGGAGTAAGTGCTTCTGCAAAAGCCTGACCTAAAGGAACAAGTGATACTTTTAATTTTTCAACTGAGGCAGCAAATTTAGTTGCAGCAGAGTCTGCAGTGATACCCAATTCTCTTTCGGCCATAATGGCTAATTCTTCTGTTGAGGCAGTGGCAATACTTAATACTCTAGCAGCCTGAGTTCCACTTCTAGATACGTTATCAAACAATGTTGATATTCTTGCAAATTGATATTTACCAAATATTGTTTCAATTAATCTTGCTTTTGCTAATTCATCAAGTGGTTCTAATGCTTTTGCAAATGACATAACAGTCATTCTTAAATCTCCAGCATTTGCATCCACGATGCCGTTTAAGTTAATACCTAATTCTCTAGCCTGTTCATTTGCTGCTTTTGATGGATTAATTAAAGATGCAAGACCAGACTTTAAAGCATTTGCTGCTTCTGATGCTTTTACTCCACCCTCTTGCATTGCGGCCATAAAAAATGCTAAATCTTCAATGTCTCCACCAAGTTGTCTAATAACAGGAGCAACTTTTGGAATAGCCTGAGTAATGTCATCAAGTGCAACCACTGTTTGGTTTTCTACAGCGTTAAGAAAATTTATTGTATTATTTAACTCTTCACCAGTTACTCTAAAAGCGTTTTGAATTGCAATAGTTGCCTCTAAGGCTTGATCTTGTGCTACTCCACCAAGAACTGCTAATTTAGTTGCTTGAGTAACAACTCCCTCTAATTGTGCTCCAGAGTTACCTGCGGCTGCAGCATCTGCTGCTAACTTAATCGTGTCAGAAACTGATATTCCATATTTTGTAAATTCATTGGCCAACTGTTTAATGTTTGCTAAAGCAGCATCTGTTTCTGATGTTGCTGTAAACATGTCTCCATAAACTTTTTTAAATCTAATGGCTTGTGTTTCCATGTCTCTAAATGTTCTAATGGCTGTACCGCCAAGAATAGTAAGAGGAATAGTAAAACCAACCATCAACTGACGACCAGCCCATTGAGTATTCTTACCAAAGTTTAAAAGTTTTGTTGTTCCAGCATCTAAAAGTTTATTAAAAATTTGTTGTTTTTGAATAGCAAGTTGCATTTGGGTAATAGGCTTTGAATAATCAAGAGAGTTAGGAACAATTTTAACTGCTCTCATAGCACCATCAGCAGCACGACCTAATTCAATATGTCTAGTTTGTAATAGTTTTACTCTTTCTTCTGCTACCTTGGTAATAGTTCCAAATTCTTTACCAAAAAGTTTTCCAAATGACTTTGTAGAAGCCATAGAATATCTAAAGTATTCTCTAGCAGATAGTTTATTCTTTTCAAGAGCGTTAGTAAATCTTTCAGTTTCTGTATGTACCTTGCCCATTGAGGCAGTAAATTTACCAGTGGCATTTATGTTGTGAATTAAACTAGTAGAAAATTCTTTTTGAATTCTAGAGGCTTCAGAGGATCCTTGAATAATACTTTTATTAAAAAATTGTATTTGTTTTTCTAAGGCTTTTAATTCTGCAAGGGCTTGGGCAGCATCGAGATTGACTCTAATATTGGCCTGTGCATCAACCACTATTGAATCACCTCGTAATCCAGACCATTACCTATACCAAAACCAGCACGTTTAGCGGCTTGTCCTTGTAGGGCAACAATATCTTTTGGATTAGTTGTTTGACCTTTACTGTATACTTTAGCCTTGAGGCGTTCCCATTCATCATTAGAAACTTTATTTTTATCAATGTCAACACCTTGAAGTGCTGCTGAAAACTTCCTATTAGTATGGTCTTGTTCTCTCTTTGCTTCGAGAATGGCCACTAGTTCAGGCATCGATAATCTGTCCTCCAATTCCTGGTAATCTTTCCAATTACCAAGAAGAAATACCTCAGATTCTATGGCAGCAAGGTTTAGTTCTGACCACTTAGAGCCGCCGCCGCTGCCGTTAGTAAATTTGGGTCGTTAAGTTTAACCCCCGAGGCTATTTCAATAATTTTGTAAACTGTTGGAAGATCTACTAAATCTTCAAGTTTTTTCTTATCTGCTAATTCAGGATTGTACTGTTGCATTGCAATTGTGATGCAATCCATTAACAAATCCATTGACTTATCATTATCAGATGCTACTTCTACATTATCTAAGCCTTGAAACTTTTTCATGAAATCTCTTAATAGAGAAATTCTTAAAGGTCTTAGGGTTAATTTTGTACCGTCAATTAGTTCAATTTCTACGACTTCATAGACACTTGTTGCCATTTATCCTCCTATGGATATATTAAAATTATAGCACAAAACCCACCCCCAAAAGGGAGTGGGCTAAGTGTATATGAAGTTGTTACTAGCCAACTACACGGTCTACGATTTTACCGTATGAACCATTTGCTGTTGGTAGTAAGCGGAATGAAACTTCAAACATTGAAGGTTCGTCACGCTTTGCAGAAACTGTTACGTTGTCGATTGACAATGCACGGTGTGCTACATAAACTCTTTCTACTGCTGTTGCTCCTGTTGCTTCTGGATCTCCAGAACCTGGACCAACTGCGATAAGTGCACGTTCAACTGGAACTGCACCAAGTTCACCTGAGTTTAGAACTAAAGTGTCTTGTGTTGCTCCATTTGAAAGATCTGCATCTTTGCCTGCAATAGATACAAGAAGATTTTCAAGTGTGGCTTCAGCGAATGCTGTAACCATGTTAACTTGCATACCTTGTTTGTAAAGTTTTGCTACGTCAAGTAGTTGATCTACTTGTACTTCACCAAAGTCTGGTTGGAATTGTAATTCCAAACCATTCATTGTGTAGCCTACGTTTCTGTAGTTTGCATTTGCTTCAAGTGTATCTGCGTAGCGTGTTCCTGCAACGAATGCTGGAATTGCTGACACGGAACCTGAACCAAAGTTGTATACTGCTGCAGAGCCTGAACCTGAGTAGTATTCAAGAGCACCTGCTGTAGATACGAATACCTGTGCTGCACCTACGATAATTTGATTGCTATTACCTAATGTTGCCATATATTTTTTTCACCTTCCTTGTTTTTAGGAAAAGTGGGGCGATTTCCTCAATCTAATTATATCGTGCTTTTATGACTCATTATACTGTTTTGAATGATAGTCGTATTTAATAATAAGGTCTCTAGAGGGTTTATATTCCATTAGATTCGATACATCTTGTTGAGTTTCTGCATACCCCGATTGAAACACGTTTATGCAATGGAATCTGTATCTAAATAGTTCATTGTAGTTTGGATCAGTATAGTCTGTTAGGGTTCTTGAGAAAGTGTTGATATCTTCTGCTGCTGCATCTTCTCTATCCAAGATAGCACTAATAAGACTAGTTAAGTTTATTGTTACACCATATCTATCAGATCCGTTGGCAGCATTGCCATAAAGGGATCCACCATAAATGGTATATCTCATTTGTTCACTTTTTACAGGGTAGAAATATTTGTATTTACCTGTTCTTACTTTAGTGAACTTGTCAAATACTATGTAAGGTAAATCATTCTCTATAATTTCAGGAGGTATATTTCCTGTACCCGCTGGAAAGAATGGAATAAAGTCATCAGCACCAACAGTTGGTGGATAAAGGTTATAAAAAGAAGGTGCTTGTGTTTTAAACTGCTCCCAAACATATCTATTAATTATATTTTCTGGTCTGTAAATTTTCATGCTACATCTCCTGGGGCTGATTCAATCCATGATAAAGCCATCTTGCGACCTGCGGCAGCAGCACCAGTCTTGCTCTTAACTGCTGATTTAAAGTTTCTAATAAATGCTTCTGGGGTATTAAAGTGTTCATAAAATCTTATAGATTTTAAATAAAAATTGGTAAAGTAGAATTGATAGAATTCGTTATATGCATTAAGGAAAGATCCTCTTGTTGCACTACCCCCAGGATTTGCTATATAAATAGGTCCATGTCTGAAGAACTCTTCTCCTTCTATTTCAAAGAATAAAACTGAAGCATCTTTTTCTTTAACAATAACTGGGCTTCCTTCTTCCATTATTTGAGCCTTATCGTAAAATGGTTCTGTTCCGTTTGGAGATGTTGATTGAGATGCTAAAAAGTCTGCATCTATTCTTGCACTGTTTCTAGCCAAGACTCTATTTAATTCAAACAGTCTTCCAAATGGATCTCCTACTTGACCCCATTCGTAAACATGATGAAACATTCCTGGATGAGATCTTGCAATTCCATCCATGTATTCATAGAAAGCAACGATAGAAGTATCGGCAATCTTTTGTGTTAGTTTTGGTTCGCTTGCTTTAAGTTGTTTTAAGAATGAGTCGGAGTATTGAACCGTGTTTTTTAAAGTAGCCATAAGGTCGGTTGCGTCTAGTTTAACTCTCATTATTCCCACCTTTGATTCTGAGACTTACTTATAAATACTCTAAGGTATCTTAAAGTGTTGTCATAGTTAAATGTTGGAACTATAGTTTTAATTTCATACTTGGTTGGAACTGGTTCTGCTGAGTTAGGCTTGTTTGATCCATTAATCCATACAACAGTTCCTGAAGCGTCTTTTATATTTGTTACAGATATAGAGGTTATTGGGTAATACTTTCCATTAGACTTCTTTCTTAAATCTTCTGGTGTTCTAAAAAAATTACTTGAGTCATATACAAAATCTGTTCCTTTTGTTTTTAGTTCACCAATGAGGTCACCAGACTGTTCTGTGATTGCTGAGCATTTTACAGTTCTATCATATACCCAAGTCTTTGACACGTTTCCATAATCTAGTTGTTTTGTTTCTGCATAGTATACGTCAGCAGTCATTGGAAACATAATGTCGTTAAGTCCTCCTGTTGCATTAGGAAGCATTTACAACACCCCGAGACGGATTCTGTTTCTGTATTTCTCCAAGATCTTATCTACTGTTACGTTACCTGTATTTGATATAGCACCTTTAGCAAACTTAATCTTATAGTCATCATTATCAAATGATTCAATATATCTGTTTACGTATTGTAAAGTATTATTCTTTAGATCTTGAATAAGTAGTTCTGAAGCCTCTTGTACATCTTGTGGAATTACCTTCCACCCAAAATCACCATCTATCACATATTCAGAGCCTTCATTGAAGTCTGCGTCTAGATATCTTTCTCTCCAAACTTGTTTATAATTAATCTTATTCTCTGGAACTTCTGGATCTACTGAGATTATAGATGTTCCATCCTTACTAATCAATAAAGAAACTTCATTAACTGCAGATGTGGAATCAAATATTAAATATCCGTTTTGATAAACTTTATAAATCTTGTAGATCTTTTCATCTACTGGTAAGTAGTCAGATCCATTTCCTACCACTTCTTTTTCTTTTCTTACAAATGAGAATCCTTGTGTTTGTGAGTCTATGATATATCTAGTAATTCTTTCATAGTCTAATTCACTACCGTCGGTAATGTTCAATGCTGATGCGATATTATCTGTATTGCAATATGGTCTTACTACGTCTATGTTGGTTAACGCTACAACATCTCCAGAAACGTTTTTAACGGACGCTACAAGGTTTCCTGTATAGGTTAGGTACTTGCTGTTCAATGTAAAGGAAACAGTGCCATATAGTGGTGTTGCTGAGGCTGAGAAGGACTCTCCTGTTAATAGGTCGTCATATTCTAATGTATGTGTTGCACTTGATGAAACTTGAAAAGATGCTACTAAACTAGTTGTATCTGTATGTCTTAATATTTCCATAATTATAAGCCGTAAGCGGCTGCTACCTCCTGTGGGGTAGCAATTCTAACTTTACTATTTTTTTCTACCCATTGATTTGCAACTTCTTCTGAAACGATATTATATCCACGAACTAATTTGCCTAATTGTTTATCACTAAGGCTTGCATTTTCTATATATAAAGCAACTTTATTATTAGATTCGTACACAATATCCTCCAAGTTTATTATATCATTTATAAAATAGTTGAAGGGAGGACATTTTTACGTGTCCCCCCTTCGAGTTGTTCTAAAGAGAACTATTGTTGCATGTAAGCAACTGCGTCTTCTTCTTCGATTTGAACACCAAAACGTAAGAAAGTAGTATATTCTACTGTATCTTTCTTAGGTTGGAATTCACGATGAACAGTAACGTCTCTTTGGAATCCCCAAATACGGTTTTCTGGGAATGTCAAGGATACGAATCCTGCTGGCATCAATGGAACTTCAACTAATGGAAGACCAAGAACACGGTATTGAATTGGAGCACCAATTGTTTGAGGTGCTGCACCATCGATAACACGTTCTACGATTCTTTCA